CCACCGCCGATGAGCATCGATGTCGCTACGGCGAACAAGCCCTGACGACGACGCTCTTCGATTGTGAATCCTTCGAGGGTCGCCAGTCCGTCCAGTGTGCGGGTAGCCGCCCAAGAGGCGACACGGTGAAAGCCGTCTCGCACGAGGACTATCGGTGTTCGCGATCCGTCGCGATTCATCACTTCCGCCTGGAACTCACTGCCCGCCCTGGAAAGCCGAGCGATGATCGCTCTGGCGTCGAGATCGCCAAGGGCTCCGACGGTCATGGTTATCGCTTCCAGACAACTATTTGTCAACTGATTTTTCATGGATTTTCACCGGCTCCTGCTTCGGAACCCTGACCATCACGGGAACCGCAGGCTTGCTGGTGCCCTTCCACCTCACGACTTTCTTTGCCACAGATCACCTCACTTTCTGTCTCGATCCAGACCCTCGCGCCGCACGGCAACGGATCGTGCGGACTGTGGACGATTCTAGCAGGGCCTGTGATCAAGACTTCGTGGGCTCGCCTAGACGAGACCGGCTTGGCGTGCCGAGACTTGCTGGCGTAAGTCTTGACCGTGAGAGGCGGCTCGTTTCGGGTGTGCTTCCTGTTGCTGGCGATCACCTGTAGGTGAACGTGGATAATCGTTGTCACGACTGGACCCCCTGCCCTCGCAGAAACACGGGAGCGTTGGGGACGTCCGTGCATTTCTGAAGCGTGTTGAACACGAAATAGGCGACGGCCTCCTCCTCCGTGATGTCGCCCTCGCCAATCACGATGTCGATGCAGATGTCGTAGTCGTAGACGGCGACCGGCCGCTTGGCGACCGTGAATCCCATGTATGCAGGCTCATAGCCCCTACAGACCAGGGCCTCGGGGTTCGCGTCCCGCAGGGGAGCGTAAATCTTGCGGGGATCACACTGTTCAAATGCTGCTACTGCGATCATTTTTGTCCAAAATCTCCTCGGCTTCGGCTCTGCTTGTAACGACCTCGGCGACCGCGCCGCCGAGACTGCGAAGTTCGCCGATGACATGAGTCTGAAGCGGCGTCGGCCTCTTGCCAGGCTGCTTGACCTCCAGCCAGACGGCTCGACCGTGCTTGACGCACAGAAGGTCGGGTATGCCGGGTCGCTGAAACGCGCCGCCGGCTACTTTCAAGACCCACCAGCCGCGAGCCTTGGCCGAGACTTGGATTGACTTGGTGATGGTGGATTCAAGTGGCATGGATTTTTTTCATCGCGAAACCGTCCGCGACTTCGAGAAAACAATCGACGAAGAAGTCTTCGTCGTTGCAGATATTTCGAGCGTGGTTCACCATCAACACGACCATTCGCACATTGCCCAGGACGTAGCCGATGGCTGGGTCGTTGTCGATCCGGTCAATGGATGGCTGAAGTAGATGCCTCGCCGTGATGTCAAGACAGAACGGAACTCCGCTGGCTTCGCAGACTCCGGTGGCAATCCTTTCCTTGGCCCATTCGAGAGGGATGTCGAATGGCATCTCTGACCTCTTGGCGCGATCCTTTGCTCTCGCAAGAAGGCGGTAAGCAAACGTGTGTGGCCTGTTGTTAAACTCTCTTATATAGTCCGGATTCTCTTCTTTTCTCCGCCGCCTGCGCGCGGTCTCGCAACTTTTGCACAGAGACTGCAAACGGCAGCCGTTTTTTTTGCGGCGATGAAACTCCGAACGAGGCAACATCAATCCGCACCCGCCGCACTTCTTGTGCGGCTCGAACTCGCCCGAAAGGATCAGCGACATTTGTCAGTCTCTCGCGGTGTCCCCTCCGCGGATGACTACTATGCGGCGTTGTTGCGGTGATTGGCCCACCAGCGGGCGCGCGCCTCAGACATCTTTGCCCTGGTTTCGGCGGACAAGACCCTGCCGGCGCATCGCTTGTTGCCCAGGCCAGCCTTGGATATTTTCGCGCGAGTTTCTGGCGAGACGACTCTCCCGATGCAGTTTTTGTTTCCCCGGCTGACCTCGCGCATCTTCGCGCGGAACTCTTCCGATCGTGGCACGCCGATCTTCGCCGCACGAATCTTCTCGCGGGTCTCGGGTGATGTTTTCCTTCCTGTGTTATCGGGCCATCCGCCGATTCCCCCCGGCTTCACGTTGTAAGTGTCCCGCCGCTTGCAGAACTCCTCCGTGACGATCTCGGCCTCGCGAGCGTAGGCCTCGGCCTCGACCGAGAACTCTTCGAGAGTTCGCCGCACGAAGTTCTCGACGCCGTGCTTCTTGATGGCCCGTTTCAGGGCCGTGCCTGAGCCGAGATAGCCGTCGAAGCCGTCTTCGTCCTGTCGGTGAACGCCGACGTAGATTTTCCCGCTGACTAGGCAGCGGGTCTCGTACACGATCCATCGCACGGATCAGTCTCTCGCGGGTTTCCCCTCCGCGAATGACTCAAATCACTTCACTGACCGGACAGAACCGCACTCGTTCTTTGTCGATGACGTAATACTCGCACGCTCTCTTCTGGGCGTGGTCGTACATCGTTTGCCGCTCCCATTGGTTCCTCGTCCACCCGTAAACAACGGCCGCGTAGTCCTCGCTCTGACTGAGGATGGCATACATCAGCAGCGGATCGCTCTTGCCCTCGACCTTGTAGACCTCATCGACAATCAAAGTCTGGTACGGAAAGTCTGCGCGGCAGGTGAACTGGAGGCCGCGACGTTTCACCTCAACGCGAGCCGTGGCAAACAAGTCTCCCCGGTCGGCGTACTGTCTCCGCACGCTGGCGTCTGGCCGCGTGACGGTTTCAGGGACAGAAACGATGACCCCTTTACTTCGCATCGCGTCGGCCACTCGCAAGACGCTCCGCCTGCTGCGATCTAGGTCTCGAAGAAAGGCTTCGTCCTCCTTCACGGGAGCCTCCCTCCCATGAACAACGGCCCGTTCTCGCCGACATACGCTCCCAGCGTGTTTAGCGAGAAGAACTCCTCGGCTTCGTCTTCGGTCATGCCGTCTCGCCTGACGAGGATGGCAATGCACTTCATGGCGTCATAGATCGCAACGTGTGGATGGTGGTAGTTCGCCGTGTATCCGATGAGTGCCTGCTCAAACCCGTCGGCAAGCAGGGCTCCGTCGTTCAACTCGGCGAGGGTCTCGCTGATCTCGTCGAACCGGCTCATGCGGGGTAGCCTCCTCGCACGATGCCGTCTTTTGGCGAATGCTGAGGAACCGGCATCCAGAAGTCCTCGACCCGCAGGTCTCCCATGTCGGCGACGAAGCCGGAGTCTTGCGTGGCGTCGTGCATGACGACGATCTCGTTCGGATGCTGCGGATAGAAGCATCGCCAAGCCCCGTCGTCGAGCCAGCCGGCGAAGTTGCGGTAGCGACCGGCATTTGACTGGCCGACGATCACGACCGTCTTCGACGCGGGTGTCTTCTCGGCGACAGAAATCCACATCTCAGATTCGCTCCTGAAGGCTTGGAGCAAGTTCTTTCGCTCTCGCAACGGCCTCGCCATTGAAGCATCGACGGCATCGACCGCAGACTCCCGTGATGTCCTCGGCAGCGTTCAGCGGACAGTCGTCGGAGTGCAGCGAGTCGCCCTTCGGATCGTAGCCGTCGCGAAACACGACGGGCGCGATCGGATGGACTGGCCGTTCGTCAGGCTCACACTGATACGACCAGAACCACTGGAGATCGTCGCGGGGTCGCAATGCTGCGAGCCGTGTCCAGGAGAACTTGTCCACGCTGAAGTGGACGTAGACATTCGGCTGGGGATCAATGTTGACCGCATGATGAGCAAGCCGAGTCACGACCCACTGCGGGATGTCGGACATGAGAGCGGCAGCGACGTTCAGGCACTGAACCGACTCCTCGAACAGATCGCCGCCGCCGTTCCAGCGGACGAAATCCAGTTTGAGCCTTCTCGCCCAGGCTGCGATCCGCCCGGCCGTCGCGGGCGGGTCCGCGATCGTGGAGTTGCGGAGCCTCGACTGCTTCGCGAGAGCCGCCGGCCACGTTGACGGCCCCCGGCCGAAGTAGCAAGTCTCGACGCAGACCTTCGTCGGCACGCAAGTCGGACCGATCGGATAGTTGAGACTGTGACCAGTCACTTTGTTTGTCGAGAACGGATTCTCGTCCGGAGCGAGGCACTGGCCCGTGTCGAGCCGCGAAGTCTTGTCTTTAAGGGACGGGTAGTTCATCTGGTTTCCCAGGGCTTCTGGAGGTCGTCGTAGACAACCGCGAGAGAATCAATCATCGAACAAACTCCCCTGCCCCACCTCTACTCGCTTCCGCCGCTTCTTCACCGTCGTCTGGCCCGCCTCGGCGATCCGCTGCTCGGCCAGGACGACGTAGTCCGGATTGAGTTCGATGCCGACCGAGTCACGGCCGAGAGTCTTGG